CCCTTGAATGGCAATGAGATTGTGTGGCAATAATAAGGGATACACTTTTTGGCGCGTCTCTTATGCGGGGCGCACTTTTTATTTTGCCCTAAATTCGCATGTTGGAATGGGGGATAAGTATGAGCGAAGAACATGATATTATTTCAATGTTGCCTTTGGAGCATGACTTCGAAATAGAGCCGGTACAAAAAGATATAGATTTTGAAAAAGGATATACGAAGGTAAGACTTACCCAAAATCAAAAAATGCAGATAAGTGCAGCGACGCAACAATTGCCGGGTCTGGCAGCAGGAATGTCAATGACCAACGCATATATCACCAGATTTCCAGATGGCATCAACCATACCCTTGTGTCTTTAAAAAATCAAGGTGGTTTTATGAGCATGTATATGGATAGCAATGGAAAATTTGCCGGAACAGCATCATTGTACCCATTAAAGATACAAGCTATGTTTACACAAGTATTTTCAGTAATGGCTATAGCTTCTAGTCAGTATTATATTACAGAGATTAATTCAAGGCTTCAGATGATAAACCAGAACCTGGATAAAATATTGGAGTTTTTGTATGGCGATAAAAAAGCAGAGTTGCTTTCAGAAGTAAGCTTTATAAAATATGCGTATGAAAATTATGCTTCTATTATGACGCATACTGAGCAACGTACAGCGACAATAGGCAGTATCCAGAATGCTAAGATAGTCGCGATGAAAGATATCGAGTTTTATATGCATGACTTAGAGACAACGGTAAATGATAAAGCGAATGTAGAAGAACTGGTTACGAACTCTTTTCGCATTAAAGAAAGTTTGGAATTATCAATTCAATTATATGGGATGAGTTCAGTGCTTGAAGCCTATTATTCCGAAAATCAGGATAAAGAGTATATTGCATTTATAGAACGCGAAGTGACAACATATATTGATAAATGCGAAAAAAGAATGCTTAGCAGTTTTAGTACACTGCGAAAATACATAAACGATTACAAAGGACGCTTACTTGAGAAAATCGATAAGACACAATATGAAAAATCAGTAGGCGAAGTTATTGATTCTTTAAATAATGGCGAAGAGTCTGATATTAGGAAATCGCTTCGAAAAACGTTACATGCCGTAACAACAATGAAAGAATTTTATATCAGCAAAGAGGGAGATGTATACTTGAAAGCGGTATAAAGTTTCTGCCTTATAACAGAGATGCTTAATTGTGTCTCTGTTTTTTTTTATGCTCTTTTTTGCGCGCGAAAAATACATTCTCTTTTATGAAGAGAGAGGATAAAAATGCACATTCTCTTTTAACTTTCGTGAGGAGGCGTTACTTATGTTGGAAAACAAGTTTCAGGCTGGATTGATTAAAGAATTGAAAAAAAGATTTCCGGGTTGCATCGTGATGAAAAACGACCCGACATACATCCAGGGAATTCCAGATTTACTTGTTCTGCATAAAAATAAGTGGGCGTCTTTAGAATGTAAAAAAAGCGCAGATGCAAAGAAGCAACCTAATCAGGAGTACTATGTCAAAATGATGAACCGTATGTCATTTTCAAGATTTATATATCCTGAGAATAAAGAGGAGGTATTAGATGAACTTCAACAAACATTCAAACCTTGAGGGACTGCACGCACCTTTTAGTGCCAGTAGACCATATTGGTTGGGAAAAACATTTGAAGAGAACAAGACCACATTCGTTACAGAATGGATACCAACGGTTGGAACAGTGTCTCATGCATTTGCACAGGCGATGATAAATAAGAGAATTAAGCTTAGTAAAAGCGACATGAAGATGTATAAGTTTTATTTATTGGAGAACAAAACTCAATGCATTCCTTATTTCATTGTCGACAATCTGGATTTACAAAGTCTTTTTTCAAATTTACTGCCGTATATCAATGATGCTATCGGATATAGAATGACTCCGGAACAGATTCTGTATTATTCAGATAGATGGTTTGGAACGGCTGATTCGATTGCATTTGATAAAAATATGCTCAGAATACATGACTTAAAGACCGGACGCAGACCGGCAAAGATGGAACAGCTTCTGGTGTACGCCGCGTTGTTTTGTCTGGAATACAATATCAAGCCCGGAACAATAGATATGGAACTCAGAATATATCAGAATGAAGATGTACTATATCATAATCCTACAGCAGAAGACATTTTACCGATTATGGATCAGATAAGGATGCAGGATAAATTATTCGAAAAAATGATACAAGAGGAGGGGTAAGCCGTGAATGCTATTGTTGAAAACATTTTAATGCATTACGGAGTTGCGAGACGTTCCGGCAGATATCCTTGGGGGTCTGGTGAAAATCCTTATCAGCACAGCGGGGACTTTCTTAGCCGTGTGCAGGAATTAAAGAATTCCGGATTAAGTGAGACTGATATAGCAAAGTCGATGGGGCTCACAACAACTCAGCTAAGAACTCAAATGAGCCTGGCAAAGGATGAGCGGCGTTCACTTCAGGTAGCAACTGCGAAAGACCTACGGGCAAAGGGCTACAGTCTGAACGACATAGCTAAGCAGATGGGCTTTTCAAATGACTCGTCTGTTAGGTCATTATTAAACGAGGGCTCAGAGACCAGGATGAACCAGGCTAAAGCTACGGCGGATTTCCTCAAAAAGCAGATTGCAGAAAAAGGAATGATTGATGTCGGAGTTGGTGTTGAAAGAGAACTTGGGATTTCCAAAGAGAAACTTAACCAGGCGCTTTATATTCTTGAAATGGAGGGCTATCCGATTTATGGAGCCGGAGTTCCACAGGTCACTAACCTCGGAAAACAGACAAACATAAAAGTTATTTGTCCTCCGGGGACAGAGTATAAGGATGTTTACAACTTTGAGAATGTGCATTCTGTCCGAGATTACATATCTTACGATGATGGTGCATCGTTTAAGAAAGCGTTTGAATATCCGTCCAGCATGGATTCTAAAAGATTGCAAATCAGATATGCCGAAGATGGCGGAGTTGATAAAGATGGTGTAATTGAGCTAAGGCGTGGTGTACAGGATCTTTCTTTAGGCGATGCACACTATGCCCAGGTTCGTATTATGGTAGATGGAACACATTACCTTAAAGGAATGGCTGTGTATTCTGATGATATGCCGGATGGAGTGGACGTTATCTTTAACACAAACAAGAAGTCTGGAACACCGACAAAAGATGTATTAAAGAAAATAAAAGATGATCCGGATAATCCATTTGGTTCTCTGATTAAGGAACATGGTGGTCAAAGTTACTATGATGACCCCAACGGCAAATACATAGACCCAGTGACTGGAAAGAAACAGTCATTATCATTAATTAATAAGCGTGCTGAAGAAGGCGATTGGGGGGAATGGAGTAAAACACTCCCTGCTCAGTTCTTGTCAAAGCAGAATAAGGCGTTGATTGATAAGCAGCTCGGTCTGGCGAAAGCAGATAAGCAGTCAGAGTTTGATGAAATATGTTCATTGACCAATCCAACAGTCAAGAAAGTATTGTTAAAATCGTTTGCGGAGGATTGTGATGCGGCAGCAGTTCATTTACAGGCGGCAGCTTTGCCACGTCAGAAGTATCAGGTTATCTTACCTTTGACATCTATTAAGGATAATGAAGTGTATGCGCCGAATTACAAAGATGGGGAAACGGTTGCTTTAATTCGTTACCCACATGGTGGAACTTTTGAGATTCCGATTTTGAAAGTCAATAATAAATTGGCTGAGGGAAAAAATGTACTTGGCAATAATCCAATCGATGCTATAGGAATAAATAAGAAAAATGCCGACCGATTATCAGGTGCAGATTTCGACGGCGATACGGTAATGGTAATACCTTGTAACTCGGCAAATAGCAAAGTGAAGATTACCTCGACTCATGAACTTAGAGGGTTAAAAGGGTTTGACACAAAGGATGCATATGGTGCTGATGACGTAAAGCAGGACTCCGATGGTGCAGCTCACTACTATCGCAACGGTAAAGAGTATAAGATTATGAAGAATACTCAGACAGAGATGGGAAAGGTTTCTAATCTCATTACGGATATGACGTTGCGTGGTGCGACCGAGGATGAACTTGCAAAAGCGGTTAGGCACAGTATGGTAGTTATTGATGCCGAAAAGCACAAACTGGATTACAAGCAGAGCGAAATCGACAACGATATAGCTACATTGAAAAAAAGATACCAAGGAAGTATTGATTCCGATGGGCGTTATCATGAAGGTGCATCGACACTTATCTCAAGGGCAAAGTCCGAAACACAGGTTCTTAAGAGAAAAGGAAGTCCGACAATTAACGAGGATGGTTCTCTTTCTTATAAGTCTGTAAAAGAAGAGTATGTAGATAAAAACGGAAAAATTCAGGTAAGAACTCAGAAAAGTACGAAGATGGCAGAGACAAAAGACGCCTATACTTTGGTTTCTGATGCTGATACTCCTGTAGAGAGAGCGTATGCTGATTACGCCAATTCTATGAAATCTCTTGCTAATCAGGCGCGTAAGGAGATGGTTAATTCAGGGAAGATTGCTTATTCGGCTTCAGCGAAGAGTACTTATTCGGATGAAGTAAAATCGCTTGAATCCAAGTTGAATCTTGCTTTATCGAATGCACCGAAGGAGCGTCAAGCCCAGACAATCGCTAATGCAACTGTGTCGGCAAAGAAGAAAGACAATCCGGATATGACAAAGTCTGAAATAAAGAAAGCGAGTCAGCAGGCATTGGCTCAGGCTAGAAGTTCTGTCGGAGCAAAAAGGAATAACATTGAGATTACTGACAGAGAATGGGAAGCAATTCAAGCCGGAGCAATCAGTGAGAATAAGCTTCTTCAGATATTGAACAACACCAACACCGATACAATAAGGCAGAGGGCTACACCTCGAGCCAGCAATACATTGAGCACGGCAAAACAGAACCGTATCACCGCATTAAGTGCTTCAGGTTACAGTACTGCCGAGATTGCCGAAGCTCTTGGTGTGTCAACATCTACAGTATCTAAGTATTTAAGTGGAAAGGAGTGAATAATTTAGATGCGATGTGCGCTTACAACTTTTGATAATCCGTATAATCCATTTGAGCAATTCACTCAATGGATGCTGTTTGATGAAGAAAAAGGCTATCATACTACATCTTATCTCGGAAGAATAGCACGCACTTCCGATCAGTTATCCGATGAAGAGAACGAAAAAGAAACAGAGCGAGCGATTGATGAAATTATCAAATATGATTTCAAAAATATTTATTGTAAAATAACCGATAAATCTGCATAATTCTAAAAAACTCGTGAAAAGGGGTATAGGGGGGTGTCCGAAAAAACATACCCCCTCCCATATCGCGACGGTCTTTAAAATTTCTCCAGAGGGATTTTTTAGAAAATGTTTTCATTCCAGTACCTAAACAGACCTATAGATTACGAATAGTTTACTGATTCTGTGGATTAGATTCAGAGTTGATTTCTCCTTTCGCTGAATAGCTATTTTCGCAATGTGTGGGTCTTTTTAAGTACTGGAAAAATAGTCAATAACTGTCATTATCAGATTGAAAAGTTATTAGAAAGGGGCGTTTGACTTGAATAAAGTAAAGGCTGTAGATAACTCGGAAAACATTAAGAAGATGCGTCCAGCCTTAACGCCGGAAGCAAGAGAGAACCAATTAATTGCATTGGCGGTTGACCTTGCTGAAAGACAATTAAGAGATGGGAGTGCTTCATCACAGGTTATCACACATTATCTAAAGCTTGGTTCCACAAAAGAAAAAATAGAAAAAGATATATTACAGAAGCAAAAGGAATTCATAGAGGCTAAGACTAAAAATTTAAAATCTATCGAACGAAGTGAAGAACTGGCAGCAGAGGCTTTAAAAGCATTTAGGGGCTATAGCGGTGCGGCAGAGGACGACGACTATGATTAGAACGTATTCCGAACTGATAAAGTTTACTGATTTCATCGACAGATATAACTACCTGCGATTGGATGGAACTGTTGGGAAAGAGACATTTGGATTTGAGAGGTTTTTGAATCAGAAATTCTATAATTCTAAAGAATGGCTTGCTGTAAAAAGAGAAGTGATAATCCGCGATAATGGATGCGATTTAGGACTAGATGGGTATGAGATTCATGGAAAAATCCTTGTCCATCACATGAACCCAATAGAGCAAAACGATATTTTACGCAGAACAGATATACTTCTTAACCCGGAATATCTTATTTCTACAACTTTAGAAACACACAATGCAATACATTATGGAAACGAAAACATTTTGCCCGTTCTTATACCGGAACGAGCAAAGAATGACACTTGTCCGTGGAGACATTAAGGAGGAAACATGAAGGAAAATAGAAAACCATACTATAATAATTCAGAGAAAGATATAGAGGCGGCACAGCCAATTAGGTGTATAGGTATTGTCAGCGATTGTCAGTATTTGAATGTTCGTAGCCAGCCTGATAAGAGTTCTAATACGGTTCATGTGTTAGAAGCCGGGACAGTAGTTGAAATAGATACCTTAAATTCTTCAGATGAGTTTTACAAGGTATTCATTTCTAATGAGGTAGAGGGCTACTGCATGAAGAAGTTTATTCATTTGACGTAAATTGGAGGAATCATATGGCTGCTAGTATCACAGATAGCATACTTACTTCGGTAAAGAAAATGTTGGGAATTGCCGAAGAGTACGAACACTTCGATGCAGATTTGCTGATGCATATTAATTCCGTGTTTTCTATACTGCATCAATTGGGTGTTGGACCTGCTGATGGATTTATGATAGAAGACAAAAGTTCGATATGGTCTGATTTTATTTCAGATGAAAGCAAATACATGCTTGCGAAGTCATATATGTTTTTAAAGGTTAAGCTTTTGTTCGACCCACCATTAAGTTCAGCTGTGCTTGAATGCTATAAAACACAGATAAGTGAATACGAATGGCGGCTCAACATTACTGTGTAAGATTGCGTTAAGAACGAGAGTAGCTAAATGCGTTAAGGAGGAGCTTCAAAATGAATAATGATTATTTGTCCCATTATGGTGTGCTTGGAATGAAATGGGGCGTTAGACGTTATCAGAACAAGGACGGAACTTTGACGTCGGCTGGCAAGAAAAGATATGACAAAGACATCAGAGATAATCTCGCTAAGAAAAAGGACAATCGCATTGATACAAGCAATCCAGACCCTGACAGATGGGTAAGGGAAGACCTTGAGCGAAAGAAAAGAATTGTTGATACCAGTTCTTCTATGGTGAGGCAGTTAAAAACCATGGAGAGTGAAACACGTCCGAAAGCTAAACTAAAAGCTATGGACGTATCCAATATGACAGATAAGGAAATGCGTGACAGGATTAATAGAGAATTACTTGAACAGCAATATCAGAAATTGTTTTCTGAGGTTGAAGAGCCAAAAGTATCTAAGGGTCGGGAATGTATCAAAGATATTCTTTCGGTTGCCGGCGATGTATTAGCAGTTACGGGTTCTTCATTAGCGATTGCTTTGAGCATTAAGGAACTTAGAGGAAAGTAGGGATGGCTAAATGAATGAATTAATGCACTATGGTGTTCTGGGAATGAAATGGGGACATCATAAAGTCAGGGATGCAAGTAATAAAAAAAAGACGGAATGGAATAAGAATTATTCAAAATCAGATCGTAATATAGATACAATGATATTTGGAAAGTCTGGAGTAAAACGCATAAATAAAAGAATGAATAAAGGTCAGTCATATCTAAAAGCTGAGTCAATCGAAGCCGGTCAATATATGGTAAAAAGCAGCTTATTAACTATTGGTACAATGGATGTTCTTACAGGAGGACAATTACATAGAGCAGTGGGCAAAGCAGTTGTAGATAAATATATGAAATCAAAAGCAGCAAAATCTGTTATTAAAATTGCACAGAATCATAAATTTGATCCGATAGATGTGCCTTTTAAAATAGTTAATTAACATAATGAGGTGATTTGAAATATGGCATTATCGAACACTGCCGTTCCGAAATATTACGGCATGTTTAGGGATGCCGTTATTCGGGGCGAGATTCCGGTTTGCAGGGAAGTTGAGATGGAAATGTTCCGTATCGATGAACTCATTGCAAACCCCGGAGTTTATTATGATAATCTTGCAATCGAAGGGTTTATAAGCTATTGTGAAAATGAACTTGTATTGACAGATGGCTCTGATTTGGTTCTTCTTGATTCGTTTAAACTGTGGGCAGAGCAGATATTCGGATGGTATTACTTTGAGGAGCGTAGTGTATATGAACCATACAAGGATGGGCATGGAGGACGATATGTAACCAAAAAGATACGAAAAAGGCTTATTCGAAAGCAGTTTCTTATTGTATCACGAGGAGCTGCAAAGTCTATGTATGCCTCCTGCCTTCAGAACTATTTCTTAAATGTTGACGTGACTACCACTCACCAAATTACAACTGCGCCTACGATGAAACAGGCTGAGGAAGTGATACTGCCAATAAAGACCGCGATTACAAGAGCCAGGGGTCCATATTACAAATTCCTGACTGAGGGTGCCTTACCGAATACATCGGGGTCAAAAGCTAACAGAGTAAAACTGGCAGCGACAAAAAAAGGTATTGAGAATTTTCTTACAGGTTCGCTTCTTGAGATACGTCCCATGCGAATTGATAAGCTTCAGGGACTTCAGATTAAGGTGGCAACGGTTGATGAATGGCTTTCGGGCGATATCAGAGAGGACGTCATCGGCGCTATTGAGCAAGGAGCATCAAAGGTAAATGATTATCTTATCGTTGCAATAAGCTCGGAAGGTACTGTTCGTAACGGAGCCGGCGACACAATCAAAATGGAGTTAATGGACATACTTAAAGGAAAGTATGTTAATCCACATGTATCGATTTGGTGGTACAAATTGGACTCAATCGATGAAGTGTCTAACCCTGATATGTGGCTGAAAGCTAATCCTAATTTGGGAAAAACGGTCAGTTATGAAACATATCAGCTTGACGTTGAAAGAGCTGAGAAAGCCCCAGCGGCAAGAAATGATATTCTGGCTAAACGTTTCGGTCTTCCGATGGAGGGTTATACCTATTACTTTACATACGAAGAAACACTTCCACACAGGCACAGAGATTATTGGCAGATGCCTTGTGCATTGGGAGCTGATTTATCACAGGGCGATGACTTCTGTGCTTTCACGTTCTTATTTCCATTATCTAATGGGTCTTTCGGTATCAAAACCCGAAATTATATTTCTTCATTAACTCTGAAGAAACTCCGGGGAGCTATGAGAATTAAATATGACCAATTTATGAAAGAAGGCAGTTTGATTGTCTTAGAGGGAACGGTTCTAAATATGATGGACGTCTATGAAGATTTAGATAATCACATTGTAGAGCGAGGATATGATGTCAGATGCTTTGGATATGACCCATATAATGCAGAAAAATTTGTTGAGCGTTGGGCAAATGAAAATAGTCCGTTTGGCATTGAAAAAGTAATACAGGGTACTAAGACTGAATCGGTTCCGCTTGGTGAATTGAAAAAGCTGTCTGAAGAAAGAATGCTTTTATTTGATGAGGAATTAATGACATTCGCGATGGGAAATTGCATTGCTTTGGAAGATACCAATGGAAATCGTAAGTTATTGAAGAAGCGTTATGAACAGAAAATTGATGCAGTGGCGGCTATGATGGATGCATATATCGCATACAAAGCAAACCTGGAAGCATTTGAGTAGGAGGTATCACTAAATGGCAAAAGCAAAACTTATTAATAGCGCTTCCGTTTTACGCCCCTGCACAAACAGAAAAATTGCCAGGGTTATAGTCGATGATAGTTTGATGCATTATGGCGTTAAGGGAATGAAATGGGGCGTTCGAAGAACGAAAGATGAGCTTAGACGAACAGTGAATACTTTTGATAATAATATAAGAGTTCATCGTAGTGTAGGGGCAAAAGCTAAGAATTATAGTATTGAAGATAAGAGAACTGGAGAGACATTTCATTTTTCTGAAGGAACAAAAATACAAAACTCACAAGTATTTGCTGGTAAAAATTCTTCGCGAAGTTTAAAAAAGGAAGTAAGAGAAGGACTTGCCGAACAATTCAAAAATAATCCTTTAGACTGGCAACACTGCAAAGGAAATGGTATAATTGATTATTATGGAGAACAGAGACCAGCAGAAGTACATTGGTTTCAGGCAGAGAACGTAGGAAAGTGTAAGTTTAAAATTAAGAAGTGGCTAGATGAATAGGAGGATTCACATGAAAGTAAAATGGAATGGCGAAACAGAGCCTCTGGTTTTAACAAAGGATAAAGTCTATGATGTAATATCCGTAGAGAAAGGCTGGTATCGCATAGTCGATGATAGCGGAGAGGATTATCTTTATCCGCCTGAAAAATTTGAAGTTGTGAGTTAGAAATTAAAGGAACCGTTAATGGTTCTTTTTTTTTTTTGACTATTTTTAGGAGGTGAAATTTCAAAATGGAATTAAATGTTGGCTCCAGGCTGAAACATGCATGGAACGCGTTTCTCAATCGTGACCCTACGGTTGTGTACAGAGATATAGGCAGCGGATATTCATACCGTCCGGATAGACTAAGGCTTACCAGAGGTAATGAGAGGTCAATCGTAACATCGGTTTATAACAGAATTGCTTTGGATGTTGCAGCTATAAACATTCGGCATGTGCAGTTGGACGATGAAGAACGTTTCTTAGGAGTAGTCAATAGTGACCTTAACAAGTGTTTATCACTGGAGGCAAATCTTGACCAGACCGGACGGGCTTTTATTCAGGATATGGTGATGTCCATGATGGATGAAGGCTGCATAGCAATAGTGCCGATTGATACAGACGATGACCCGGATGATACAGAGGGGTATAAAATATACTCCATGCGCGTCGGGAGAATCAGAGACTGGTACCCGGCTCATGTTCGCGTGGAGGTTTATAACGAGAGTAAGGGGCGAAAACAGGATATTGTTGTACCTAAAAAGACAATCGGCATAGTTGAGAATCCATTGTATGCGGTAATAAATGAGCCGAACTCCACCATGCAGAGACTTATCCGAAAGCTCAATTTGCTAGACGCTGTTGATGAGCAGAGCAGCGCTGGAAAATTGGATTTAATAATTCAGCTTCCATATGTTATTAAATCAGATGCCCGACGTCAACAGGCAGAGCAGAGACGTAGGGATATAGAACAACAGTTGGCGGGGTCGAAGTATGGCATAGCATATGTCGATGGAACAGAAAAGATCACACAGCTCAATCGTTCATTGGAGAATAATCTTATGAAGCAGATTGAATACCTGACAAACATGCTTTACAGCCAGCTAGGCATTACTCAAAGCATTTTAGATGGTACAGCGGATGAGAAGACTATGCTGAATTATTACAATCGGACCATCGAACCAATCATTTCTGCTATCACTGATGAAATGAAGAGAAAATTTCTTTCCAAGACTGCGCGTTCGCAGCGCAAATCAATTATGTTCTTCAGGGACCCGTTCAAGCTGGTTCCGGTCGGAGAGCTCGCAGAAATTTCTGATAAATTTACCCGAAATGAAATTGCATCCTCAAATGAAATAAGACAGGTTATTGGCTGGAAGCCGTCTTCAGATCCAAAGGCAGATGAGCTTAGGAACAGCAATCTAAGTTCTTCGGATAATTCTGTGTCTGGAAATAATGCCGTGGCTGGGTCGGAGGAATATGACAGCATTGTAAATGATTTGTTGAATGGTATTACAGAAGAAATCAACAACGTAATAGGCGATTATACATCGGAAGGAGATGATTGATGGTGCCGGGAGCTAAAGAAGCAGTGGTTATCCATTATGCATCTCCTTACTATGACCCGGTAAAGGCGCATGAATATTACATGCGAACGAGGGAGCTTAAGGGACGACGTTCTGCAACACAGCTTAATGACGAGGGCAAGAAGGTATGGTCTTATACAAAGAATAGTATTAAGGACAATAAATCTTCTGAAGTTGAGGAAGAGAAGAATAAACGGGATAAAAAGATTTCAGAATTTCGAGCCATTGCTGCGCAAGCCAAGAAACAGATTACTGAAAATTTGAAGGCTTTGAACGAGCAGCTAACCAAGCATAACACTGAACAAAAAGAAAGTGTGGATGCTGGCAAGAATTCGGAGATAGAGAAGCTGATGGCTGTTAAAATCCCGACGGGATTGTCAAAAGAAGAACGAGCCCAATTGGTTGCGGAAAGGAAAGAAAAAATAGCTAAAATCCGCAGTACTGCATCGGGTACGAAGCAGTCACTGAACAGCGGATTAAAGCAGGATAAATCGGTTGCGAGCTTGGATGCCCAAAGCAGGCGGGCACAGGTGAGTACGGAATTAAAGACTGTGGTTGAAGCCGCAAGGCAGGCATATACAACTGCCATGGCTAATTTGGATTCCTCTTATGAGAACATCTATCAGCAGGAATTTGACAAGATTCTGTCTGAATATAAAAAGGTTTCACCTAAGAAGAAGTCATCATCGACAACGTCGAAGTCGCATCCGTTATCATATTACATAAGGAAATAGGGAGGTATAATCAAAATGAAATACGATTTTGGCGGCTGGGCAACTCGAAACGATTTGGAGTGTGCCGATGGACGAGTCATAAAACGTGACGCGTTCAAAGCTCAGAATGGACAGACGGTTCCATTAGTATGGATGCATGACCATGCAGACCCTGCAAATGTGTTGGGATTAGCCCATCTCGAAAACAGAGATGAGGGTGTTTATGCGTATTGCGAATTTAATGACACAGAGTCCGGTGAGACGGCACGTAAACTTGTCATACATGGTGATGTGCGGTCTTTATCTATTTTCGCTAATCAGTTAAAGCAGGCTGGTTCAGATGTGCTCCACGGAATTATCAGGGAAGTTAGTCTCGTATTAGCTGGAGGTAATCCTGGAGCATTCATTGATGACGTTGTTGCACATGGCGACGGCGAGTCAGGAATCATTCTCGGATATGATGAGATGATTACCGCATTTCTTGAGCACGCTGATAATTCTGATGAAGAAAAGGTGGATGATATAGAAAATCAGAAGGGCAACGGGAAAACCATCGGAGAGGTGTTTGATAGTCTGACAGAAGAGCAGAAAACAGCGGTGTATGCAATCATCGGTTCAATAGCAGGTGATTCAGAAAAAGAATCTAAAGGAGGAGATGACGATATGAAACATAACGTATTTGATAATGAGCAGCAGGAGAGCAAGGGATATCTTTCACATGCTGCACAGGAGGAGATTCTCAAGATGGCGAAGTCCAGTCAGATTGGAACTTTCCAGAATGCATTCGAGATTTATGCTGATAACAACTCTCTTCAGCATGATGCTTTAGCCAGCGGATTTACTCAGTCGGGAACCGGCAATGTAACGTCACTGTTTCCAGAATATGCGGAGGTCAGACCAGGGGCTCCGGAATTAATCACAAGTGACCAGGGGTGGATTAGCACGGTGATGAACAAGGTTCATAAGAGCCCTATTTCCAGAATAAGGACAAGCCAGGTTGATATCCGCAACATCGACACACTCAGAGCGAGAGGATATTCAAAGGGTAAGCAGAAGCAGCAGGCTGGTAATTTCAAACTCGTAAGAAGAACGACAGATCCACAGACAGTCTATATAAAGGATGCTTTACATAAGGATGACATTGTCGATATTACGGATTTTGATTATGTAGGTTACCTGTACAAGATTGACCGCATGATGCTCAATGAGGAGCTTGCAACGGCAATTATGCTTGGCGATGGTCGTGATGACGGCGACGAGGGAAAGATTTCACCGGATCATATTAGACCAATTTGGACGGATGATGACCTTTATACAATCCATACGGATATCGATGTTGCCAAGGCTAAGAAAGAAATTCAGGGAAGTAATACCGGCGTTAATTTCGGCGAGAACTTCATCATTGCAGAGGCAATGGTCAACACAATTCTTTATGCAAGAGAGGACTACAAGGGAACAGGTACTCCGGACCTCTATATCGCTCCGCATAGACTTAATCAGATGCTTCTTGCAAGGGATAACAATGGAAGGCGTATTTACAATTCCGTAGCTGAGCTTGCAACGGCGCTCAATGTCGGAAGTATCAATACTGCTGAACAGTTTGAGAATAAGATAAGAACGACATCCGACAGCAAAAAGAAGAAGCTGGTTGCCATTGTAGCAAACCTTGCTGATTATTCGCTTGGTGCAACAAAGGGCGGCGAGATAACCCATTTCACCCAGTTTGATATTGACTTCAATCAGGAGAAGTCATTACTTGAGACAAGATGTTCCGGCGCGCTTACTCGTGTGTACTCAGCGATTGCTATCGAGGAGGACGTGACAGAGTCTGTAACTGAGTCAGAAACCGCTCATTCTGCAATAGCAGGTTAACAGAGGGAGAAAATCAAAATGAATAAGTTTTATGGGTCAATAGGCTACGCCACAGCAAGCGAACTTGGACCAGGTGTATGGGGTGAGGTAATTACAGTCCGCGAATATTATGGTGACGTCATCAAGAATGTAAGTCAGTACAGAAATTCCGGAAGTTTGAATGACAACCTCAATATTGTGAACAAATTCAGTATCGTAGCAGACCCATATGCTTATGAAAACTTTCACTCAATGAAATTTATCGAATACATGGGTGTTAAGTGGAAAATTACGGAGGTCGAGGAACAGTTCCCGAGACTTATCCTTACGGTAGGGGGAATTTACAATGAATAGGCGCTATAAGCTACATAATGAACTATGCGACATTTTATCGTGTCCATATTCGGGTTCGGAGTGCAGGGCTTATTTTCAGCCCCCTTCTTCCGTAAAAATGCAGTATCCGGCAATAGTGTATTCATTAAACGATATTGACACTGAATACGCCGATAACAGGATATATACAACTTCAAAGGTTTATACGGTTACAATCATTGATAAAAACCCTGATAGTGAGTTAGTGGATAAGCTTTTGAAGTCATCAATCATATCAAAATTTGACAGAGATTTTACAAGTGATAATTTGAACCATTTCGTGTTCAAAATTATGTATTAAGATTGGAGGATAATATATGAAGCTTGCATGGGATGAAGATTCAAAACGTCTGTATGAGACAGGCGTAAGCAAAGCAGTTTTATACCCTATGGCTAAGGGCGGTACATATCCTAAGGGATACGCATGGAATGGTGTAAGCAGTGTTAAGGATACACCATCCGGGGCAGAGGCAAAGGCGGTATACGCCAACAATTCTAAGTATCTGTCACTTCTCTCTAATGAGGAACTTGGAGGTACGGTAGAGGCTTATACATATCCTGATGAATTTAAGGAATGCGATGGCTCAAAGGAAGTATGTCCGGGAGTATTTATGAACCAGCAGGATCGTAAGAAGTTTGGCTTATCATATCAGACTATTCTTGGTAACGATGACGAGATGAATGATCATGGCTATAAGATTCATCTTATATACGGATGCCTTGCGTCACCGTCAGCCAGAGAGCACAACTCGATTAATGAGAATACAGAGGCGATGAGCATGTCATGGGAGTTTGACACAACACCTGTCAAGACAAACATTGTTGTCGATGGAAAGGCAATCAAGCCTATATCCAGTATTGAGATTGATTCAACAAAGCTTGAGGCGTCAAAGCTTGCTAAGCTTGAGGAGATTCTTTACGGTAAGGATCCAACTACAACCGACGGGTCAGATGGTGTAGAAGCCAGATTACCTTTACCGGATGAGGTATATAAGATACTCAGTGCAGAAGGATAACTGTTCTGAGGTAATAATTGCAGGAGGTTGTAATCAGTAAGGCTGGCGACCTCTTTTTTTTATTCGAAAGGAGATTGAACACATGTTAGTAAAAACGATTACGTACACAGATTATAATGGTACAGAGCGTACCGAAAAGCATTATTTCAACTTAAATGAGTCTGAGATTTTTGAGATGGAAATGGGTACAGCTAATGGCTTGGTGGAGCAGCTCCAGGATATTATAGCGGCTAAGGACGGGAAGAAGATAATGGAGATATTCAAGAATATTATTCTTACAGCTTATGGCGAGAAGACTCCTGATGGTCGCAGGCTTAAGAAGTCTGAGGAGATTTCAAAGGCGTTCTCTGAGACGGAGGCATATAACAAGTTATTCATCGAGCTTGTAACGGATGCCAATGCTGCCTCGGCATTCATAAATGCCATTATACCGCAGCGTGCAGAGGAACAGAGATTCCATGCAGTTCCGGCTCCAGATGCTCAGTAGTAGCAAGCAGATTATGTAGTATGAAAACGATAACGATTTCTGAAACAGAACTATGGGATGAGATTAATGAGTGCTTTATAAATGTAAAAGAAACTGTCTTGCATTTGGAGCATTCACTGGTCTCAATTTCAAAATGGGAAGAGGAATGGCGTAAGGAATTTATTTCCGATAAGCCAAAAACGTGGGAAGAAACCATAGATTATGTACGTTGTATGACACTGGATTTGGACATAGATGAAAACGTATACAAGGCATTAACCAAAGCCAATATTTCCGAGATTCAGAATTATATAAATAAGCCAATGACAGCTACGAGGATTAAGAACAGTAAAAATCGGCGTCGTAGCGCCGAGGCTATTACGTCTGAATTGATTTATTATTGGATGATAAGTCTTGGAGTACCGTTCGAATGTGAAAAATGGAATTTAAACCGACTTATCACACTAATACAGGTATGCAGTATAAAAGCCACGCCATCTAAGCCTATGAAGAAAACGGATATTATGCGACAAAACAGTATGATAAATGATGCCAGAAGAAAAAAATTTAATACAAAGGGGTGATTATCATGGCAAGATTTATACCTAGACTTGTTGCTCCGTCAAAGAGTGACAAGCATTATTACTCAACTGACAATATTTTCTATGCCTGTGGATATGGAATGCCTAACTGCACAGCTTATGCGTGGGGACGATTATACGAGCTCACAGGTAAGAGGTATACAGGATTAACCGGGAATGCGGAAGATTTTATGGCATCGGCTTTGAGGATAGGGCTCAAAACAGGAAAAGAGCCAAAGCTTGGTGCAATAATTTGTTGGAGAGCCGGAGAAGCGGGGAACAGCTCTGATGGTGCCGGTCATGTAGGAGTTGTAGAGCAGATTAAGGAGAACAGTGACATAGTAGTATCTGCTTCGGCTTGGAAAGGTGAAGAATTTTACTTAACGACCCTTACAAAAAGTTCCGGATATGTATATTCGCCATTAAGACCACTACAGGGCTTCATATATTGTGGGATAAAGTTCGATGGCGAATGCGACAATGAGATAAAGCCTGGGCTCGCCGTATATCTTGAATCAGTACAGGTTTTTAACTCTGAGACCGCATTAAGTGCATATGGAATACGTTCAGGTAAGTTTTATCTGTGGGATGGAACAATCAGGAACGGACGAATAAGGATGACGAATAGTCCGGCGCGTGTCGGAGTACCAGGCTGTGTAAGTTTCTGGGTTAACTTAGCGGACATTGGACTGGTTGCCGATACGGCTGATAAGAAGACTTTCAAAGCAGGAACAAAGTATGTGTTGTCGAATGCTGTAGTTTACAACTCGGAAGGCGGACGCAGTATTGGCAGACGCTCCGGGATATATTACACATGGGATGATACAATCAGGAACGGACGAATAAGGATGACGAATAGTCCGGCGCGTGTTGGAGTACCAGGCTGTGTAAGTTTCTGGATTGATGTAAGTTCATTATCATAGAAGAAATGAGGGGTGTATTGGTGAAAATTTCATTTAAGCAGAAGGGTGACTTTTCGAAGCTTACCAGTTATTTGATAAATGCAAAAAAAACTGTACACCTTGAAAACATTGACAGATTTGGTAAAGCAGGTGTTGAAGCCTTGGCATCTGCAACCCCGGTCGATTCGGGAGTTACTGCCGCATCGTGGTATTACAAAATCATAAGGCAGCAGGGAAAAGTAATTATACGTTTTTTCAATTCCAACATTCAAAATGGAGTTCCAATAGCAATAATTTTACAATATGGACATGCGACTCGTAATGGGGGCTGGGTAGAAGGAAGAGATTATATCAATCCTGCTATTCAGCCTATTTTTGACCAGTTAACAAATGATGCATGGAGGGAGGTAACGCGAGTATGAGTAAACAGGTAATTGATGAAAAAGTTGTTGAAATGCAGTTTGACAACAGGCAGTTTGAGAAAAATGTGCAGACAACAATAGAATCTGTTGGAAGGTTGAAGTCAAGTCTGGATTTGACCGGAGCTTCTAAGGGATTAGAAGATATAAGTGCTGCCGCATCAAAGTGCGATATATCCCCGTTGCATGATGCACTGGAAAATGTAAAGGTCAAATTTTCGGCACTTGAGATAATGGGAATAACTGCATTGCAAAATATTACCAATAGTGCGATTGATACCGGAAAGAAAATTGTGTCAGCATTTACAATTGACCCTGTAAAATCAGGATTTCAGGAATATGAAACACAGATAAATGCTGTGCAGACAATACTTGCTAATACATCATCAAAAGGGACAACCTTGGATCAGGTGAATAACGCATTAGACGAACTTAACCATTACGCAGATATGACCATTTACAATTTTACGGAAATGACCCGTAATATCGGTACCTTCACAGCAGCCGGTGTTGATCTTGATACGTCGGTAGCGGCAATCAAAGGTATTGCCAATCTTGCCGCTGTATCAGGTTCAACATCTCAACAGGCTAGTACGGCAATGTACCAGTTATCGCAGGCGTTGGCAGCCGGAACAGTAAAATTACAGGATTGGAACTCGGTTGTGAACGCCGGTATGGGTGGTCAGGTATTTCAGGACGCTCTTAAGGAAACTGCAAGAGTACATGGAATTGCCATTGATGAGATGATACAGGATGAAGGTTCATTCAGAGAGACTCTTAGTAAGGGCTGGCTTACATCGGATATCTTGACAGAAACGTTATCTAAGTTCACGGGTGATTTAAACGAAGAACAGCTCAGAACAATGGGTTATACAGATGAGCAGATACAGTCAATAATCAAAATGGGAAAAACGGCAAATGATGCCGCAACCAAGGTTAAGACTTTCACCCAGCTGTTTGACACTTTAAAGGAGGCAGCACAGTCCGGATGGACACAGAGCTGGGAGACAATAGTCGGTGACTTCGAGGAAGCCAAGGAATTACTTACAGAAATAAGCGATATTTTCAGTGGTTTGATTAATGCTTCATCGGATTCAAGGAATAAAGTTCTTCAGGACTGGAAAGATCTTGGCGGACGAACTGATTTAATCGACGCTGCGAGAAATGCGTTCGAGGGTATTCTTAATATTGTCAAAGCCGTAAAAAATGCATTTAGTGATATATTTCCGCCAGTTACAGGAAAACAGCTTGCTGACATTACTGCGAGTATAAAAAATGCCACATTGCATTTTAAAAATTTTTGGAAAGTGGAAGAAAAAGGCGTCGATAAAATAATTCCGGTATTAGATAAGACATCAGCCAAATTCAAGCAAATATATGTCGTTGGTGAGGATGGTGTAAAGAAAGTTGTATCTAATGCTGATAAACTGAAAAACACCTTTAAAGGCGCATTTGCAATTCTTGATATAGGCGTGCAGATAATAAAAGCCGTATCTAAGGGAGTCGGTGAGTTGCTTGGTGAAATTCTTCCGATGGGAAGCGGACTGCTGGATGTCACAAGTAATATGGGAGAATTCCTTGTCAGTGTTGATGAAACAATAAAACGCACAGATATTCTTGGCGAGACAGTTGAAAGAGTTGTCGCTGTTGTGAAACTTTTAATCAACTACTTTAAAGATTTTACAGGAAATGCTTTCGTAAGCTATATAGAAGGCGGAGAAGGATTAGCGGGTGTACTGGAAGTAATATTTGATAAAATATCAGATATAGTGAGGCTGGTTTTCGACGTTGCATCTGTCGTCACCGGTAAAGACTTAACAGGTATATGTGAAAAGATAGTAAATGCCATTCAGGAAGTGCGAAATAAGGTTGTAGACTTCGCATACGACATTCAACAGAAATTCGATTTTCATCCTCTTGAAATACTCCATTCACTTTTAGAACGAATACAAATCCGGTTGTCACAGCTTGGTGACGGTGCAACTAAGACAAAAAGCATAGTTGTTTTAGCATTTGAGGCAATAGGTGATGCGTTGTCGAAATGTCAATTTCTAAAAATTCTTGAGGGAATATGGACGATAACATCAAAAATCGTAAGTGGCGTTGCCGGCTTGCTCGGGGGAGCAATTAAATCATTTGCCGAGGCTCTTCAAAATGCGGAATTTGACAATATTCTTGACCTGCTAAATTCAATGGCATTTGGTGGAATGGCGGCAGGGATAACCAAGTTTATGAACGGATTAACCGACGCAACGGGTAATGTATCCGGTATATTGGAAAGTGTTACAGGAATACTCGATGGTGTGAGAGGGTGTATTGAAGCGTATCAGACAAATATTAAAGCCGGAACACTTATGAAAATTGCATCGGCTATAGCAATATTAGCGACAAGCATTGTTGTTATATCTCTAATTGATAGTGAAAAGTTATCACAATCATTAGGTGCAATAAGTGTATTATTTGCCAACCTTATGGCTTCAATGGCTATATTCAATAAGATAAGCGGTTCGATGAGCAATACCACAAAGGCGTGCGCCGGTATGATTGCGATGTCGGTTGCAGTATTGGTACTAGCTTCTGCTTTGAAAAAAATCTCATCTTTAAATTGGGATGAACTATTAAGAGGGCTGGCGGGGGTAGCCGGGTTATCAGCGGTTGTAGTGGCAGTCGCAAAACTTATGTCTGATAACAACGGACGGATTATCAAGGGCTCAGCCGGACTCGTTATATTTGCTGCGGCGATAAAGGTGCTGGTTTCGGCATGTAGGGTCATAGCAACCATGTCATGGTCAGAGGTTGCAAAGGGATTGACGGGTGTTGGTGTATTATTTGCAGAAATTGCATTGTTCTTACAGACTGCTAAGTTTAGCGGAAAAGCAGTAACAACCGCTACAGGAATAGTTATTTTAGCGGCTGCTATGAAAATTTTGACATCAGTATGCCGGGATTTCGGTGGTATGCAGTGGGATGAAATCGGAAAAGGTCTTGCAGGAATCGGTGCGTTATTAGCTGAAATAGCAGTATTTACGAATGTAGCCGGAAATGCGAAGCATGTTGTGTCATCCGGGATAACGTTAACTGCCATTGCAGGAGCTATGAAAATATTTGCGTCCGCTATGGAAGATTTCGGTGGTATGCAGTGGGATGAAATAGCCAAAGGGATTACAGCTATGGGAATCGCATTAGCCGAAGTAGCGTTGGCTATGAATCTTATGCCAAAGAATATGATTTCAACCGGAACGGGGTTGGTAATCGTAGGAGCTGCACTTGAAATACTAGCAAATGTATTGTTAAAACTTGGTCAGATGCAATGGGACGAAATAGGTCGTGGACTTACTACGATAGGAGTGGCACTTGTTGAGTTATCTGTAGGGCTCAATCTTATGACAGGAACTCTTTCAGGCTCGGCTGCTTTATTTGTTGCAGCAACGGCATTAGCCGTATTGACTCCTGTTTTATCCATATTAGGCGCTATGAGCTGGACTTCTATTGTAAAAGGTTTGTCATCACTTGCCGGAATATTCGTTATATTGGGAGTTTCAGGCGCTGTGTTATCGTCGCTTGTCCCTGCAATTCTCGGGTTAGCTGGCGCATTAGCATTGATGGGCGTTAGTGCACTTGGAATAGGAGCAGGGTTAGTGTTAGCCGGGGCGGGATTATCCGCCATAGCGGTCGGAGTTACAGCACTTGCTGCCGCATTGGCTGGTGGAGCGACAGCAATCATGGCGTCATTAGCAGTTATCGTGTCGGGAATTGTCGGCTTAATACCAGCAATCATGGTCCAGGTTGGCAACGGAATTATTGCGTTATGCCAGGTCATTGCAGATGGGGCTCCTGCCATTGGCAGAGCAATTATTTCAGTGTTATTATCGGTTATCGATGTGGCTGTAGAGTGTATTCCGCAACTTGCTTCTGGAATTTTACAAGTATTAGTTGGGGTACTTGAAGCTTTGGTTGTTTATACGCCTCAAATAGTTTCAAATATTATGCAGTTTTTGATTGGATTGCTTGGAGCCGTGGCAGAGAACCTTCCATCGCTGATTAAGGTAGCCGTTGAAGTTCTAATGTCTTTCTTTGCCGGAATTGTCGAAGCATTAAGAGGTATAGATGTCGGTGTATTATTGGAAGGAATTGCCGGCATAGGTATATTGTCGGCTATCATGGTAGCGTTAAGTGCAGTAGCATCGTTAGTACCGGGAGCTATGGTCGGTATTTTAGGAATTGGTGCGGTTATGGCTGAACTTGCATTGGTAATAGGTGCAATAGGAATATTGGCTCAATTACCTGGACTGTCATGGTTGATTGGTGAAGGTGGTAAGTTATTAGAGGGAATCGGAACGGCTATAGGTGGATTCATAGGCGGCATAATCGGTGGATTTATGGGCGGGATATCAAGCCAGTTCCCACAAATTGGAGCAGATTTGTCCGCATTCATGACAAATGTAACGCCATTCATTAATGGTGCAAGTGCAATAAAACCGGAAATGCTCACCGGAGTAAATGCTTTGGCTGAAACCATAATTACTCTTACGAAAGCAGATATTTTACAGGGATTAACTTCTTGGATAACAGGAGGTTCGTCATTATCCTCGTTCGGGGAAGATTTGGTTCCGTTTGGAAATTCCATGAAGAAATTTGCAGAAGCAATCGAAGATATAGATATGGCAGATGTAGAAACAGCAGCATTGACCGGTAAGATATTAACTGAAATGGCAGATACAATACCGAAAACAGGTGGCTTAGTCTCATTCTTCACCGGCGAAAACGATATGGAAGATTTTGGAGAAAAATTGATACCATTCGGAAAGGCGATGAAAGAATTCTCGGATGCAGTGGATGGGTTAAATGCTGATGATGTAACTGCCGCAGCTATGGCTGGAAAAGCTATGGCGGAAATGGCTTCCACATTACCTAATTCGGGTGGGGTAGTCTCATTCTTTACCGGCGAAAACGATATGAATGACTTTGCTGACCAGTTGATACCATTCGGAAAGGCAATGAAGGAATACTCGGATGCTGTAGAAGGAATAAACGCTGACGCGGTTACAAATTCAGCAATTGCTGGAAAAGCCATTGTTGAATTGGCTAACACCCTTCCAAACAGCGGAGGTGTTGTGGGTTGGTTCCTTGGTGAAAACGATATTGGAGATTTTGCTACACAGCTGTCTCCATTCGGAAAAGCAATGAAGGAATACTCAGAAGCCGTGGAGGGAATAAATGCCGATGCAGTTACAAATTCGGCGATTGCGGGAAAAGCTATCGTAGAGCTTGCCGATACTTTACCAAACAGCGGAGGTGTTGTGGGTTGGTTTACTGGAAACAATGACATAGGTGAATTTGGTGAGCAGTTGATAATATTCGGTTCCAACTTTAAATCATACTCCGATTATATGGTTGACGTAAAATCGGAGGTAGTTACTGCGACAGCAAATGCAGCGGCATCTATTGTAGAACTTCAAAAGAGCCTTCCTAAGGAGGGCGGATGGTTTTCGGATGAAAAGACATTGTCAAGCTTCGGTAATGATATAGCATCGTTTGGCTCATACTTTAAAAATTTCTATGAGTACATAAGCGGTGTAAATGCTGAACAGCTATTACAAGTAATTGTTCAGATAGGAGAGCTTGTTAACATAGCAAAGGGTGTAAGCACGTTGGATACAAAAGGAATGAACGGCTTTAGCTCTGCGTTGACAACATTGGGGCAATCAGGAATCAATGATTTCATAAAGGAATTTACGGACTCCGACACCAGGGTAATAAGTACTGTGGATACATTTGTGGTAACTTTCATGGATGAAATAAATAACCAGAGCAGCAATGTGTCATCAACATTTGTTACTATGGTCGATCAATCGCTTGAGGCAGTCAGCAATAAGCAGTCGGATTTCAATGTAAGCGGTTCAAACTTGATGTCAAAGATGATATCTGGAATTAAGTCGAAGGAAATTAACATAGCTGTGACAGTTTCCAATATTGTTACATCGTGCCTTAATTCCATCAACGAAAAGCAGACATTATTTTATAATGGTGGCTCAACATTGATGTCAAAGATGAGTAGCGGAATTGCATCAAGACTTAGGGAGGCTATAGATAATACCGAAAAAGTCTTAAACGGCTGTAAAGAAAAAATAGAGGCATATTATACGATATTTTATAATATTGGAAGCTATTTGGTCGATGGCTTTGCATCGGGCATTGACAAAAATACATATAAAGCATCTGCAACAGCAAAAGCGATGGCTGAAGCAGCGGCTACGGAAGCGAAGAATGCATTGGATGAGCATTCACCATCGAAAGTTGGATACCAGATTGGAGATTATTTTGGTGTTGCTTTTGTAAATGCGATCGGAGATTATGTTGAAAAGGCTAAAGACATAGGAAAGGAGCTTGGCAATTCTGCAAAGGGCGGGTTACAGAATTCAATTCTACAGTTGAAGGATATAGCCACCGGGGATTTACAGCTAAAGCCAACAATAAGACCTGTGTTCGACTTGTCTGAAATTCAAAATGGAATCAATAAGACGGATTCATTACTCAACAGTTTGAATGGAAATCATATATCAACGTCCTTTGAATTGGCTAATCAGGCTCAGAATCGTATGGAATATGCCGGTACACAAGCTGATAATAACCAGATGAAGATTGCAGTCGAGCAGCTAAATAAAGCAGTTGACAATCTTGGCAAAAATTCCGGTAATACCATAGAGAATACGTTCAATATTCGTGGTAGCAATCCGGAAGAAATCGCAGAAGAAGTATCCAATATTCTTCAAAGACAGATAGAAAGGAGAGATGCGACATGGGCATAATTATATTCAATGGTGTATCATCGGCGGATTTCAATATACTTGTTGAGCATCCTCCTGGATATGAGATGCCGAAAAAAGATTATGAAGTGACACATATACCGGGGAGAAATGGTGATGTGTATATTGATAAGGGGTCATATCAGAACACCACAAGGTCATATGATATCGCTGTGGGAGACAGCGACAGGTCATTCATATCAATGGCAAATATGGTATCTGAGTGGCTCCATTCGGCATCGGGTTATAGCCGGTTGGAAGACTCTTATGAACCGGAATATTACCGCATGGCGGTGTATAAGGAAGAAAACAATATCCAGAATATTTTAGACCATGCGGGAAGAACCACAATCCAGTTTGACTGCAAGCCGCAAAGATTTTTGAAACTTGGTGATATAGAGATTTATGTGACAACTGAAATCGTGTTGAGAAACCCTACAGGATTTTCGGCAAAACCGATAATTAGAATTAACGGGAGTGGTTCAGGATGGCTCAATGTGGGAAGTCAATCGGTTAACATTACCGACATAAATGAATATGTAACCATGGATTGTGAATTACAGGATGCATACAAGGGCGTTCAGAACTGTAATTCCAAAATTGAATTGGTTGATGGCATATTTCCAAAACTGGATGCCGGAGAAACAACAATCAATTTTAATGGCGGAATAACATCAGTGGAGGTGATACCAAGATGGTGGACGCTTTGATTACGTTACATGAATCGAATGATAATATTGAAAATACATACAATCTTGGAATTGGCAGTTTATTCGAGGCGCTTAGTTGCGAAGTCACCGAAGAACGTAACGGTGAATTCGAGCTGGTTATGGAATATCCGATAACTGGAAAATGGTTCAGGGAGTTAAGGCTTAGGCGTATAATAATGGCGGAGCCTAATCCATATTCCGACCGGCAGGCATTCCGTATATATGCAATAACAAAACCAATCAATGGAATTGTGACATTGAATGCCGAGCATATAAGCTATGACCTGTCAGGGTATCCGGTACAGCCGTTTAAAGCTGATGGAATTAAAAATTCATTATCATCGTTAGTTTCGAATTGTGCTGTACCATGCCCTTTCAGATTTTCGACCAGCAGATTAACATCTGCCCAAATGACTGTGTCGAAGCCAGCCAGTATACGTTCGCTTTTGGGAGGAATGTCCGGCTCTCTGTTGGATATTTATGGTGGAGAATACGAGTTTGATAACTATGATGTAAAATTAGAAAATGAACGAGGAGCGGATAGAGGAGTAAGCATACGATATGGGAAAAATCTTACAGATTTGAAGCAGGAGGAGAATTGCAGTTCGGTGTATACAGGAGTTTATCCGTTCTGGTATTCCGAACAAGACGGATTGCTTCAGCTTTCAGAGAAAATCGTGTCGGCTCCAGGGACTTATGATTTTACAAGAATTTATCCGTTAGACTTATCACAGGAATGGGTTGAAAAGCCTACGGAGGAACAAATAAGAAGCAAAACAGAATCATATATAAAAGCAAATAACATAGGTGTACCTAAGGTATCTCTGACAGTGTCATTTATCCAGTTAGCACAGTGTGAGGAATATCACAACTATGCGTTATTGGAAAGGGTGCATCTATGCGATACGGTAAGTATTGAATTTGCGGAGTTAGGAGTTAGTGCCAAAGCTAAATGTATAAAAACCGTATATGATGTAATTACAAGAAAGTATAAGTCAATCGAACTCGGGGAAGCCCGGAGTAATCTTTCATCAACAATTTCAAGCCAAAATCAGGCAATTCAGGAGAATATATCAAAAACCTTTATGCAGCAGGCTATAGAAAATGCCACGAAGCTTATCAGTGGAGGTCTTGGCGGATATGTCATAATTCATAGCAGTACCGGCGGAAATCACCCGGATGAAATTCTTATTATGGATACGGACGATATCAATACAGCGTCAAAGGTATGGCGTTGGAATAAGGGAGGGCTTGGGTATTCGTCTACCGGATACAATGGTCCATATGCACTTGCCATGACACAGGACGGACAGATAGTTGCCGATTTCATCACAACAGGAACTATGAGCGCCAGCTTAATAAATGGCGGAGTATTAAACATCGGGGGGCTGAATGATGCAGATGGCATAATATATGTAAAAGACGGCGATGGAAAAATCCTTGTAACATTGGATAAAAATGGAATATCTTTGACAAATGGGTGCACAATCTCATGGAATAATGTTTCAGACCAGCCTGATATACCATCAGATAGCTACATAACGAAGATAACGAAGGACACGGTATCGTCTGAATACATAAAAGGCTTACATCTTGAAGTGGGTAATGAGATTTCAATGGGAGCGGATGCAGTTATCTCATGGAATAATGTTTCAGACCAGCCTAATATACCATCAGATAGCCACATAACGAAGATAACGAAGGACACGGTAACAGCCGAATATATATCAGCGCTAAAAGCATCCGCTGGAGCACTTGCAATAGCAGACGATTCTGGTGGTTGGAATGTCATAGCAAACTCAGCAGGTTGGTGGGTTGTTGGTAAAAATCCCGCAACTGGAGAAACGAACGATGTAGCAACACCAGCTTATTTCATGGATGTAAACGGTAGGATTTATATGTATATTGGTGGGATTCTTCGATATAAAAACGAAGGTGAATTTCTTACAGGTGCATGGGCTAGTTCTTCAGGAGAATATAGGTCGCACAGAACCAGATGGTACAATATTGCAGTCGCCTGTGATGATACATCAGATATACGTTGCAAAAATACTTTAAGAGCACTAGATGATGAGAAATATATGGAAGAGCTTTTCGATAGTTTAAAACCAACGGCTTTTTATTACAATGCGGACAGTGGATATGTCGGAACTCAAAGACACCTCGGATTTATTGCACAAGACGTTGAGAAATCCATTAATGATATAGGAATTAAAGAAGATATGGCATTATTCGATCATATGGATAAGGACAAACTTGGAGTGGATAAGCAGGAAATCATCGCATTATGTGTCTGGCAGATTCAGAAACTAAAAAAACGTGTCGACGAACTTGAAAAATTTATAAGAAGTGGAGGCGATAATTGATGAATGTATATACACCGGATGGCTCAAAAATAGTGCATTATACATACGCCGATATGTCGAACCGACAAATAACACGCCCGGTTCATCTTGTCCAATATGATGATGCGTTACCTGTTATAGCTGTAAAGTTGTATAATGATGGGCAGAAGTACACAATACCCGATAATGCTACAGTCAATATCAGATGTGGGAAAACAGACGGAAAGATAGTGTATAATCCAGCTTTAGGATGTGATTCTTCAAGACATGTTGTGTATTTTGAAGTAACGGCACAGATGACACTTCTGGCTGGAGATATGACGCCTGTGATTGAAATTGAATTAAGCAATGGAAGTGCGTGTAGCGGAGCTATTGCGTTGTGCATTGATTATAACCCTGTTCAAAATGATAACATACGCTCTACAAATGAATACCTTACAGCTAAGCAGTATGCAGAACAGGCGGTAGATGCAGCGGCACGGGCTTATAATTCAGCAAGTCAAGCAGATTCAGCTAAGATAGGAGCCGATAGTGCAAGCGATGTTGCACAGTCAGCAGCAGCTGAGGCACAGAAAAGCGCAGTAGAGTCGAATAACAGTGCTAGTTTAGCAGCTACGTCAGCATCTGATGCATCGATGAGCAGTAAGTTGGCAGAGCAAAGCAAACAGGAGGCTCAGTCGGCATCAACGGACGCAAGTGCATCTGCACAAAAGTCTAAACAGTACGCCGTAGGCGAAAACGATAGTGCTAAATACTATTACGAGCAGGCAAAAGCAATATCAGAAGGATTTACAGGGGCATTGCGACCTATGGGTACGATTGCTTTTTCTCAGCTTCCATCTATTAGTGACGCTACGGCTGGAGACATGTATAATATATCCGATGAGTTTATTACAACTACTGACTTTAAGGAAGGTGATAGAAGAACCCAATCAGCTGGCACGAACGTGTATAAGACTGTTGACGGATATTGGGACTGCCTTGCGGGTACTCCTGTCACCGGAATTAAGGGCACAAAAGAGACTACATTCCGACGAGGTAATGTAAATATTACAGCCTCAGATGTAGGGGCGGTAGCAGATGATGGCGATGCATCTAACACAACAGTTGCATTTACCGAATCAACAGCGAGAGCAAACATATCCACGGGCGAGAAGCTGTCTGTGCTGTTTGGTAAAGTCAAGAAGTGGTTCTCCGACCTTAAGCCTCATGCGTTCGAGGACACGGTTAATAATCTTACAACTACCGCAACCGGAAGCGCTCTCGATGCTGCACAGGGTAAGGTGCTTAACGAAGCAATTGCTAAGAATACAGAGGATATTTCTGCACTAAATAGCAATTTAGCAGAACTGCAGTTCAAAGTTCTCACCGCGCAGCTGCCATCGTCCAGAACAGCGTTTTATCTTGGGACTTTCGCGGATAGTCCCGAAAAGGGTTACATAGTGTCAGCCATGTGCTCTACCGACAAGATAACGTGGATTAGTGCAGACAAAATATCTGACATCGCTTTCACTGTAAACGCAGCCAACAATGGACAGGGACAAGTGCGCGGAGACATTGGCAACGAGGCTTATTATGGTAGATGGTGTAAAGTGATTGTAGCAACTACTTAATACGCATGAGGAACAGCGATATTCTAAGTTCACACTCAAAATCAAACTCCGGGAGCACTCTTACAACACATCCAACGCCTTTAAAAAAGATGGTCTGATTCCACTGCCAAGACTGGTTATCGCTACATATACTTGTAGCGGCTGTGTAAGCTCTACTTGCAATAGCGGCAAATAATCGCTTTGCGGCGGGAATAGGTGCGTTATCAACATGAGTCACCGCGCTGATAAGATATGTGCCATTTGACAGATTATCAAGCAGCGTATACTCTGTCTCCTGATTTGCTTTAGCGCTTATTTTAAGAGTGACTGTTGTATCGCTGGTACCGCCTATTCCCGCCGCAAAGCGATTCGGATACTTGAGCTAAATTGCTATTTAGTGCAGAAATATCCTCTGTATTCTTAGCAATCTTATGTTCGTCCAATCGGGATGTTTTTTTACAATTAATCAGAATTTGTTAACATAAAATATGTATAGATAGAAAGGAAAAGTTATGGAACCATGGGTTCAAATTGTAATCACAATTTTTAGTTCGGTACTTGCGTCATCAGGATTGTGGGCGTATTTATCGAAACGAATGGAAAGCAAAGATGTGAAGACAGAGATGCTTATCGGTTTGGCACATGATAGAATCATGTATCTTGGTATGTCATACATTGAGCGAGGGTATATTACACAGGATGAGTATGAGAATTTAAAGGTATATCTTTTTGAGCCATATGAAAAATTGGGAGGTAACGGCTCTGCTAAGAAAATTATGCAGGAAGTCGACAAACTTCCAATACATAAATTTATTCAAAATAAGGAGGACGAAAGAGATGAAACTTAACAACAAGACTTATGATGTCTTAAAATGGATTGCAATGTACCTGCTTCCGGCTGCTGGAACTTTATATTTCACACTTGCCGGAATCTGGGGGATTCCGTATGGAGAGCAGGTTGTAGGCACGATTACTGCCGTTGATACTTTCCTTGGTATTATACTTGGAATCAGCACGGCACAGTATAATAAGTCTAACAAGACGAAATAACATTCAGTATATTAAGGGGGTGTGAATAACATACCCTCTTAATTTTTCCGTATGTAGGTGACTGCTAAGTTGTATATGATTACCTCAGGACAGGAGGTGATGATGTGAACAATAAACTTTTATTATCGATAAAAGAAGCTTCAGTTTTATTCGGAATAGGTCAGCATAGATTAAGAGACATAATTCGTGAAGATTATGATTGTAAGTATCATCTTATGATTGGTCGTGTTATTAAAATAAAGCGGCAATCATTCGAAGAGTTTATAGGCAAATCAGAACAGATATAATAAAATATCGACAAGGTGTCCCGGATGTGATATAATTATGGAGTATTCATTCGAGGCACCTTTTTAATGGAGGGCTGAGAATATGGCGAATAAAACTACATCAGAAAAGAATAAACCTACAAGAAAAACTCTGAGGAATAATGAATACTACAATCCAAAAACAAAGAGATATGAGTATCATTACAAAGACGCTCTTGGAAAAGAAAGAGCGATAAGCTCTTATAGACTTGAGCCTACGGATCAGACACCTAAGGGTAAGCGCTCAGGTAAGAGTTTGCGAGAGAAAGAGACTGAGCTGAATGCACAGTTAGAAAACAATATCGACATAGATGGAACAAAACTTACATTGTTAGAAGTAGTAAACAGATATCTTGAGCATCTATATAATAGGAAGAAACTGGCGCATAATACAAAGATCGGTTATAATACGACAGTAAAGACGCTGACACAATACAAGCTTGGGCATATGGAAATCGGTAAAATAAAACCTGAGCATTGTGAAGAATGGCTTACAGACATGAAAAAGAAGCATAAAGGTTCAAGTATCCAAACTCAGATAAGTCTTATTAAAAGGACATTTGAATATGCAATCGACTATGATTACATCGTAAAGAACCCATTCAGACACATTACAACGGATAGGAGCGATAGTAATAAAATGGAGGCACTATCGGTTTCGGATATGAAAAGGTTTCTTGATTTTTGTTCAAAAGATGCACACTGCGCACATTGCTGTGACATGCTTTATGTGTTATTTTGGACCGGACTGAGAGCATCTGAATTATGTGGTCTCACACTTGACAATATTGATATGAATAGCCATCTTATAAGAGTAGAGAAGCAGTTGCAATGCATAAATCACACACACGTTGTTCTGCCCACAAAGACCGTGAACGGAGTTCGGTATATTCCTATGACAGACGGGGTATATGAATGTTTCAAGAGAATATTAGAGAATCGTTATATTATGGGCGATATCGAACCGGTATGTTATGACGAAAAGGGAAAAGCGTATGAAGGTTTTGTGTTTCTGGCGACGAGAAGCAGAAAGAGCATTGTCAGATCCCATGTTGAGGAATATTTACAGAATTGCATTAAAAGATTTAATAATGCAAATCCGGATAGTCCTATTCGTAAGTTTGAACCTCATATATGCCGTCATACATTTGCTACGAATATGCAGGGGCTCCCACCAAAAACTTTACAGTATATTCTAGGACATGAGAACATCACGACTACTATGAACAATTATGTCAGCGTAAGACCTAGTGACCAGCAATTGATTGAGATAAACGCAATGGCGGCATCAATAGACATTATTTAGTATAAAAAATTGCGTACTAATTATTTACTAATTATATTCAGTAATGAGATGTAATCTTACAGAATAAAGAGTAATGAAACGGAACAGCTCCATAAGCTGAAAGAGGCTTATTTACTTGAAAAATAAAGCAATGACAGGGGATGAGAAAAT